CTCCTTGTTGATCTATAGAATTACTATCATCTCTTGAAGAAATAGTATATGGGTAATCTATAGTAGATGCTGCTGATAGCTGTTGGCTAATTTCTAATAGAGAAGTAGGATTCGTAGTCCCAATCCCTACTTTTCCATCTCCTGTAATTCTAAGTGCTTCTAGTGGGGTTCCTGCGGTTTTAACCCTAAATATAGTATCTCCTTGAGCAGCGTTAAATCTATTATCAATATAAGAATCACCTGATGAAGCATTATGCCATAAATCTAATCCCGAAGAATTATCTGAGCTTCTAAGTAAAACAGCAGTATCACCTGTATTTCCACTTACTCCTGTTAATTGTAAAACTTTACTAGCAGCTTCAGAGTCTGTAGGTAGAGTAGCTCCCGGACTAGTCGTACCGATACCTACGTTGCCGGTCGGTAGTAATTTTATATCCTTATTAGTAGAGGTTGTAGATAAAGTCAATCCTTCTCTTCCAATAATACTGTACCCATTGGAAGCGTATGAATGTATTTTTACTCCTTCGTAGTATGTTGTTGCAGTTCCGTCATAAATAGTTGCTATACCGTCGCTAATGTGTAGTTTAGTCCCTGGATTAGTAGTTCCTATACCTACATTACCGTTTTTAATGTAGTGGGTGGTTGCTGTATCGTAAACAGAAACATCAGATAAATTTTTAACTTCAAATTTATCTATTTTCCAAGTATTTGTTGCATCTAAAGTACCTCCAAATAAATCACCAAGAGCCATACCAACTTTGTGATATGTTCCTCCATCTCCATCATTAAAGTCTGTTGTTACTTCGTAACTACCTCTAAAGGCTGCATATCCGGTAGGGTCAATATCCCAGACCATTAATTTACCATCTATATACCTCAACTTCAAACCTGATGCCAGATTATCGGTTGTTTGATTCATAACACCGTTTCCGAAGTTATTTTGTATATTAACAATAGAACCTCCTTCTACTCTTATTAATCTACAGTAAGTACCGTAAGAAGCAGACCACTGTAGAGCATAATAGTTATTAGCATCTTTATATTTTATAATTATAGAGAACGTATCATCACCACTATCTCTTCTTTGGAAATCAACTTTAACTTCGTAATTTACACTAGAAGGAGTTGTATCCGCTAGATACATTATACCATCGTCACTATCAGTAGCATCTAGCTGTGCTACTCCTGTGCCTCCTATTACATTCCAGGTATTAGTATTTCCGTCATCAAATACTTTAGTCCATCCTGCGCCTGTATCTGGAGTGTGAGATTCTAATGCTGTAGTTGAAGATTCTGTAAAATTGTCTAAAAATACTGTTGTTCCTCCTAAATCAAATAGCTCTAAATCCCCTTTACCCTCTACTTGTAGAGTTCTACCTACATTTAGTGAACCACTGTGATCAAATGTTTGAGCTAATGATTTTATCTTAACTATACCGTTATGAAAATTCTCTACTCCATCATCATTTCTAACAAGTCCTATATTTATCCTGGTTGTTGCACCATTTCTAGGTCTCTGCAGGTTGAAGTTATGTTCTAAATTATTTTGAAGAGATTGAGATACCGAATTTTGTCCCCAAAATATATTAGTTTGTACGTCAATTTTACTATCACCAGTTGTTGTTCCGTCTATTATGTTTACGTCTCCTCCATTTCCGTGTGTTAAGCTAGTAGTAGAGTATGTAGTAAGTGGACCGTAGTAGTATCCTGCAGATGCATAAATGTCTTGAAAAGAAGAAATACCGTTAAATACAGAGTCTCCTTTTACATTAAGTCCGTTTTTTATACCTACACTACTATCGTTAGTACTGTTAAAAGTTACTCCTCCTATATTATAAGTTCTAACATAATCGCCGCTGGTTGAACATGTAAATGCTTTTCCTTCTGCTTCATTTACGTATAGTCCATCTACTGTTCCCTGGTAAGGTGATGTTCTAGCTGCTTTGCTGCCATATGTTGCAGTAGTAATATCCCATGCTGTAGATAGGTTAAGTTGAAGGATAGTATCGTAGCCATTATCTATTAACCATATTTTATATCCATCTTCACTAAAAAATAGATCTTCAGCAGAACCAATATCGGCTAAGTTATGTTCACTTGTAGGTTGAAGTTTTATTAATGTAAAAAAGTTCAGTAAAGAAAAACTATTACCAAGACTTAGTGTTGATACATCCCAGGCAGTAGATAATGTGTACTCCTGTATTGAATCTTCTCCTGAACCTACTACCCAAAATCGTGTTCCGTCTGGTTTAAAATGAATTCCGTTAGGATTAGTAAAAGTACCACCGCTATCTGTTAAGGTTTCTTCTCTAGTGTATGTTGCTGTAGAAATATCCCAAGCTACACTCATAGTCCATTGTATCACTTGATCTCGATCATGTCCTACTATGTATACTTCTAACCCGTTTGGTGAAATAAACATACCGTAGGGATTTGCTTCAGATGAAGGACTGCTCTGTAATCCTGTAAGCTGATCTGTATATGTAGCGGTAGTTACATCCCATGCTGTTGAAAGTGCGTATTCATCTATATCGTCTCCTGATCTCCCTAAAATATACATTTTAGTTCCGTCTGGTTTAAAGAATAGAGCTTCTGGGTTTGTATCTTCTCCGCCGGTATAAACTTGATTTATGTTTAGATGCCAGGTAGATATGTCGTTTGAATCGTATTCTAGACTACTTCCGCTGATAAAGTCGAGAGAACCTGTAAGTTTTAAATTGCCGCTAATATTTACTTCACCTTCTGTATTTAGCGAACCTGTAAAACTATGTATATCATCAGAAGTATCTCCAAATTTAGTTGAACCTGATTCATACATTATAGATGCAGAAACGAATTCTGTGTGAAATTCCTGTGCTGTTACTTTACCTGTAACTGTTACATCTCCTGCAAAAGTTGCATTTTGTGATGCATCTAGATGTAATGCTCTAGTACCACCTGACCATAAGTTTGTGTCGTGGCTATTATAGATATTAAAAGACCTTACCGCTCCTCCTGTTTGAGACCTTGCAGAACTATTTCTCCAAATTTCAGCAAAATTGCTTTCATCATTTTTCCATTTTCTAGAAACATAAGCACCACTACCTGCATTAGAATTTGTTTGAACATTAAAACCGCCGCTATTAACGTTGGTATCAAAAGCTGCTGCACCATTTATATCTAAACTAGTTCCTTCTAATTCAGTACCTGTTATTTTACCAGTAGATGTTATAGCACCAGAACCAATTGTCCCTGCAAAAGTTGCATTTTGTGATGAATCTAGTTTTAATACTTCAGTAATAGTACCACTACCATCATCAACATTAAATAACATATCAGGTGTAGAATCATTGTTTATAGTTATGCTAGCTATATCAATACCACTAGAATTAAATATATTTATTAATTTAGTTGTAGTATCATTACTATTACACTGTACACCAAAAACATCTTCACCTGCATCTGCTTGTACACTTAATTTAGCAGTGCCTAAAACACTGGTTCTATTAATTATTACATCACCTGCAAAAGTTGCGTTATTTGTTGAACTATCTAAAGTTAATATATCTGAAAATCCACCGTTCCACTGAGTACCTATAACTATATCACCAGTAATGTCTGCTTGTGCTGAGTAGTTACTACCACCTGAGTACATTTCAACTCTACCTTTCTGGTTACTTGTTCCACCACCTCTAGTACCACCTGATAAACTTATATAAGCACCATCAGAATAAACGGTGCCACCTCCTAATCTTAAATCGTAACCAGTATTATCTCTAAATATACCTCTAGTACCAGCGGTGTTGTCTATTACAATTGTGCTGCCATATAAAACTCCGGATATATCAGCGTTACCATTTATATCTAGACTAGTACCTTCTATTTCACCACCAGATATTTTACCACTAGTAGTAACATTACCTGCAAAAGTAGCATTATTTCCAGAAATAGCAATAGGTGCATCTGTAAGCGTATCGCTGTCTGACCACATTACAACATCATTGGCAGTACCAGAACCATCAACCGTACCGCTACCGCCTCCATCTGTTTCTATAATATTACCGGATGAATCTACTGCTAAAGTTTTAACTGCTGTTCCTGTAAAGTTACCTGAACCGTATTGATGTAGTATGGCTTGTCCAGTATCATTTAAGGTAAAATGTTGAGTAGCTGAACCTGCTTCAGTAGTTCTATATGCCCACTGTAATTTACCGTTAGAATCTATTTCTTGAGTCCATATCTTAGTACCTGATCTAGATTGTCTTATCCCGGAGGAAGCTCCGGTAGAGCCGCTAATATGTAATTTAGTGCTTGGACTAGTCGTACCGATACCTACATCACCTGTTGAAGTGATACGCATGCGTTCAGAGTTAGTCGTGTAAAAACCTAACGTACCTGTAGATGGTAAATCTAATCCAACTCCATCTGCTCCAACAGAAAGTTTTAGTAGAGGATTAGTCGTTCCTATACCTACGTTACCTGATTGGTTTACAGTTACAAGTGTTGATCCATTAGATTGTATCTTAAATGTTCCGTCACTATTAGTAGAAATGTTTGGATATGTACTCTTATAGTCTAAAGCTCCAAATTCAAAAACTCCAGAACCTTGAGATAGAATTCTATTTCCATTTATTCTGTATCCATTTGATGTTCCAAATGGTATATTAACATCGCCGTCTACATCTAGTTTATGTCCAGGATTAGTAGTACCAATACCCACATCGCCTGAGCCTGATATGAATATTCTAGCAATATCAGCAGTCTTAATGTGAAAACTTCCTGTATTGTTAGTAGTGGCTGTCTTTCCTATAAGAGGGTCTCGTACTGCTTTATTAGCTCCGCTATTTGATGGGTCGCGATCACCAAAAGATAATTGATGACTATTACCGAAGTATGCTTTTACTCCTCCTCCCCATACATAAGCTAATTCATTATTATCAAATTTTAGACTGGATGCATAAGTGTTGCTGGTAGGGAATGCTTTATATTCATGAGAACTAGAACCACTCAGTATTATACTGCCCTGGTGTATATGTAGTTTTTCTGCTGGGCTTGTAGTACCTATACCTACATTTCCTGAAGCTGATATAAATAACCTAGTAGTATTAACTGTCTGAAGTGATAAATTTCCTGTGGATGCTTGGTTAGTTATAGTCATTCCTGCTGATGCAGATGTAGTCCACTTATCGTATTGAATATAATTTCCGTCATGACCGTCCCATAAGTATACTCTACCGGAATTTTTAACTCCGATATCTCCATTCACTGTTAACTCTCTAGTTGGTGAAGTGTCTCCAATACCTACCTTTCCAGTCCCATCAGGATCTATTAATAAATCTTCATTAGTACCGTATGTTGTAATATGTGCTCCACCATTATTGTGCCCGAGTCTAAGCACCGGTGTAGTTTGTGTAGATGATGTATTCCTAATTGTATTTGCAAAGACTGAACCGTTAACTTGATGTGTTACTTGGGAATACGGACCTATATCATAAAAATAGGTACTAGATCTTTCAGCTCTAAATAGTTTAGTACTATTATCTTCTGCATTATTTACTATAATAGATCCTGTAAAGTTATGTACATCATCAGAGGAATCTCCAAACTTAGTTGAACCTGATTCGTACATGATAGACGCACTAACAAATTCTGTATGGAATTCCTGTGCTGTTACTTTACCTGTAACTGTTACATCTCCTGCAAAAGTTGCATTTTGATTGTTCTTTAAAGTAAAAGAAGTCTCATACGCGCTGCCGTTCCAAGTATATAATTCAAACCCTCCATCTGTGGAGTTTGTACCACCATAAAGTTTTAGTTCACCGTTGCTCTCTTTCGTTATAGCCAACTGACCACCAAATCTTATGTTATTACCTAAGTCTAGTTTTAAATCACCGCCGATATTTACAGCACTGGTTACTGTTAAATCTCCAGTTAAGGTATCTGTTGTGTTAAGTAAGTACCCACTTAAATCATTAGACACTAAATATGTACTTGAATCTACAGAACCATCTGCTTTGAGGAATTGCGAGCTTGTACCTCCATCTTTAATAAATGAATCAGCTTTAATATTACCATCAACCTCTAATTTTTGACTAGGGCTAGTTGTTCCGATTCCTACGTTACCATCTTCGTCACCAAAAAATAATGTATTTGAATGTGTAGAATCTTGTATTTTAAATCCTACTGTTTCTTCTGCTGAGATTCTTACGACTAGATTAGCGTTATCTGTATCTTCTAATACTATTTGCTGTGCGTTAGGTCCTTTTATATGAAGCTGTCCTGATGCTCCGGCAATATCGCCCGAAGCTCCTATCATTAAATTACCCTGTATTTTACCTTCTCCTAATACATGTAATTTTTGACCTGGATTAGTTGTTCCAATACCGACGTCACCGCCTGATTCAATAGTTAGTCTAGCTGTTGCATTTGTATATAATTGAACAGATGCTGCTTCGTTATTACCAAAATAAGCTGTATTAGCTAAAGAGTTTGTAAAAACTGTACCAGCGTCTCCATTAAGGCCTATTTTTGCGATAGTATTACCGCCGTCTTGTACAAATTTTAATAATGGATTATTGTTTTCATTATCATTATCCGTATCAGACTCTATTATAACTAATGCATCTCCGCTTGTTCCAGATGAAACGTGCAACAAACCGCTAGGACTAGTTGTCCCGATACCTACGTTACCATCTCTATTAATTAACAATTTTGTTGATTCTGTGCCTCCTATAAAAGTATTTATTTTAAAATACCCAGTACCACCTCCTATGTTTTCGCTTCTTAAAGTGTACCCGTGGCTGCCTTGGTCAGTTGTTAATTCAAGAACCGCATCTCCCGCTTCTCCTACATCATTATCACTATCTCCTGCTATTCTTATTATTGCATCCCCTGTGTTAGAAACTTCTAATTGTCTACTAGGACTAGTCGTACCAATGCCTACGTTACCTAGTACATCTAAATCGTTGGTAATAAGTGCATTTGATCCAGTTAGATCGGCAGTAATGTTAAGCGAGTTCAAGTTAGCGTCGGAACCACTAACTATCAGTTTTTTCCAATTTGGCATATGTCTTTAGATTATGGTTGGTTACAGGTTTGCCTGCCCACTTCCCTTTCGGGCCAATAATATACGTATAAATAGCAAAAGGTCCCGAAGGACCTTGTGTGTTATTTTATTGCATCTATGTGTTTTCCTATTTTAGCAAATACCTTGACAAATATTTCAAATTCGTTTCCTGTATAAGTAGCAGTTCTTAGTTTTGCTAGTATGAATTCTGCTTCTTTTTTAGTTAGTCCTTCGTCTTTTGCCTTTTTAGGTAAAGCTTTTTCTAATAATCCCATAAAATAGTATAACTTAATTTTTAATTGTGCTTTTTATACGTAGATAAATATGTCTGTACCTTCTACTCTAATATTTCCTACATGATCTGCTTGTGCTGTTGCAGCATTGGTTTCTGTACCTTCGAATACACCTGCTACGTGGTAACTTGGTGTTTGATCACCTGTTGCATTAGAAGCCATATTATTAACAATCGCTGCACGACCGTCATTAGTGTTATAACTCGCATCCCATATTAATGCTGCTCCTGATTGTGCTACTCCGTTAGAACCTCCAAATACTATACCGGAATCTCCAGTAGTTGCAGAGCCAGAATTAAGAAGAATAAATCTATCTTCTATATCTAAGTTGGTAACATTAGCATTTAATGTGTCTCCTTCTACTGTAAGGTTACCAGTTAAGGTTAAGTTTGTAAACTGAGGAGAAGCTCCTGTTCCTAAACCTGCTAATGTACCAGATAAAGTATCACCAGTTAGTGATAAGTCAATACCGGTCTGACCAGAAGTATCTGAAACGGCAAAGTTAGTATCATCAGAAATATCTATTTGACCCAAGGTAATTTCTTGACCAGATAGTGATAAATAATTATGAGATGATGTATCTAAAGTAACATCAGTTGAATTATCAGTACCTGCTGGATCTACTCCGATTGCAGTTTGTAATTCAGCTTGAGTAATACCATTTCTTAAAGTAGGTGTACCGCTATTATCGTAGATTGCTGCTGGATTTATAACGGATTGTCCGTCAACTTGTGCTGATCCAGAAACTGTGCCTGAAGGTAAAATTGCTGTTACAGATCCTGCTGTTACTGTTCCAACGGTAGTAATTGCAGATTGTAAAAAGTGTTCCCCCGCTACAAAGTTAGTAGTTTGATCGTGATCTATTTGAATTGATGAGGAGACTATTCCTTCACCTGCGCTAAGTAGGTATCCTGAATCGTTATTTAATTGTGATATGTCTGATCCGGAAACCAGTAATTTTTTCCACTGTGCCATGTCTAAAAAATATTAATTTTAAGTTTATTATAAATATGTACTAATTTGTATAACCGAAATAGTAATCGTTACTAGCGCTATAGAATAGTCCACCTTCAACAGCAGTAGGAGTAGAAGTTTGAGGATTTAGTTGAAGTGTTCCTTCACTATTAACTTTTATTTTCTCTTCTCCGTTAACATTTATGCTGAAAACATCTTCAACTCCATCTAAATCTAAGTATATAGAACCAGTTGTACTGAAAGAGCCCGATACGTTTAGAGACCCTGTTAAATATTCCCCTATTTCCGGTAATTGGTTGCTTATTTGGTTCCAAAATACCTGAGCCATTATCCATTAAGTTTTCCAGTTATGGTTATTTCCATACCCTCTGTAATATCGTACCCTAATACACTACGGTTGAAGTCTACAACAAGATCGCTACCATCTTGCACTATACTTTCAATTGCAGATGGTTCTATTGATAATCCTCCAATAGTTACTAGGAAATCATCTATTTCGTGATCAGGAAAATTAGAAGGTGGAGTAGCCAAAGTAACATTAGCAAATGTAATACTATCTTCTTCACTATCTACTACATAAGAGTAGTTATTAGTGTCTACAGTATTCGATAATGCTAAATAGGTTCTTTCTTCTGCTGTCATTCCACTGAAATTAATATTTACTTCTGAGTTTCCTGTAATATTATCGTAAAATCTACCTTTTGGTGCAGATGTTGCTTCAGATGAAGCTTTTGATACTAATATCTCTTCACTACCTGCTGTTTCTAAACCAAATTTTATTGCTGATTTACTGTAAAACTTGTTCATATTAGCAATTGACGTGTTAATACTGTCAGGTACTATATGACCCATCATTTTAATATCAAAATTAGTCTTAACTGTGCGATCCTGCCCTTGATTCACCTCTGTTGTTGTGGTATAGCTATCAATCATTGCACGGAAGTTAAACTTTTCTGGATCTCCCCAGTATGCGTCTGATGCAAAGTTAATAGCTTCTACTATTTTATTCATTTGCTGTACATATTCCGTAAATATTATACAAGAGTACGTTATATTTACATAATCTGGGATAATTACCCCGTATAGTTCTTTTACCGGCTCTCTATTATTTAATCTAGAGAATCTATCGTATACGTTTTTCTTAGAATACCGTTTTTCAAAGATAGCAAAGTTGTTTGGATTATTAGCATCCATTTTATTGCCTAAAGCCCTGTTCTTTTCTATAGAATCCCTTTTAAACATGATAAGAGGAGTTTGTATTTTCCCATTTTTATCACGATAGTACCCATCTTTCTGTACTGCTGCCCATCTTTCTGGTGAACCGTACACGACTGGTACATTTATTCTTTTACCGTTCTGTATAACTGATGGCTTAATTACATTATTGAAATAATATACAATTGTTTCGTCAATATCTCTTAGACCTATACTGAATTGTTTTACGTCATCATTCTTAACCGAACGTTGATACCCTCTGTTCTTCTTTATAATATCAGGAGTTGGTTGCTTCTGAGCATTATTGTATGTGTCTATAGCAGCCTGTGATAGCTGTGACTGTCTTTTTGGTACTATTTTAGTCTTTTTTGCCATCTATTAACGTGCTCTTGTTATTCCAATTCTATCTGTTCTTGTTAAATGACAATCTACTATAATAGATACGGAAGAACCAAACTTATGTCCTTTATTAGTTAGGTTGTAACTACTGTCTCTACCTACAAATAATTGGTTCTCTCTAACTGTATCTACCTCATAATAATCTTCATGCCACATAACTATGTCTCCTACTTCTGGTACAGTATTTGCATCTACTAAATCTTGTCTAGTAAAAGCAAAAGAAGCATCTCTACCTAAATCCGGGCCAAATTCATCTACATTTATTACTTGATCTCCTCTAGTAATAAGGCAATTTAATTTAACTGGGTCTAGGTAAACTTTATCTGTAGCTTCTCCGTATAAGTTTGCTTGAGTATCAGTTAAAGATAATTTATAGTAGCCAATTTCTTGTTCTACTATATGTTGAAGTATTTCTCTGCTTATATGAGTTGAGAGAACATTAAAATCTTTTTGACTGCCGAATAGCATATATTATTTTTTCTTTTCAATTGTTTTATCTGCAATTTCTACTCTTTTTACTTCCGGAATTCTTTGAAGGGAAGTATTTTTAAATGAAGCAAAGGCTTCACTTGCAGGTTTTGTTGTTAATAACTTAACTTTCATAATAGCAGTATTATTATCCCCATTATGTGAAACCTGTCCTACAGTCAATACTCCAGGCATTGCTCTTAACATTTCTCCAATGTCCTGAACAGTAACGTCTTCGCTATGTCCTATTCTCACCATTGCTTGGTATACTGAGAATTGTATTTCTGATATTAAGTCAAATATTTTCATTATCCTATGTAAACATGCATTGGCACTCCTTGCATTGCATCATTAATATATTTTGTCTGTGTTGCTGCTAGTTCTAATTGATTAGTTAGAGAAGCTGTTTGCATTGTTGCTTTTAAATCCTCTACTAAAAATACTTTTTCGTCTCTTGCATCTGCTAATAAATCTGCAGCATTCATAGTTACTTCGGATCCCGGTACTGGTACTGTCTGATACTTACCTCTAACGTATGCTAACATTTCTTTGCAGATAGCAACTGCATATTTATAAATCCACTGTCTCCCTATATCATTTATCGCTGAATATTCTAAGAATGGAGCATTTGCGTTAGAGATATTAGTAGTAACTCCTGTAGTAGAGGTCCCTCCACCTGATCCATTTACTGTACCGCTATTTTCGGCAGTAGCTGCAAAGCTAACTCCATCATTTACGTATGCAGAGTTTTTATCTTCAAGAGTATAGTACTGAATTTTTAATTTACCTGCTGTTTTTGGTACTGGAAATATTCTTAATTTGTTATTGTTAATTTCAAAACTATAAGAAGATTTTCTAATTTGATCATTGAATTCTATAGCCTGTACTTTGAGTAGGTCATAAGATGCTGGCATTAAAAGGAAATTAACTCCTGGAGAATATGAGCCAAAGTCAAAAGCATCCATTAGAGATTGAATTCCTGTTCCTGTACCTGCGTAAGGATCGAAGTATCTTAAAATAGCTGGTGGAGCTTCGTAAAATATTTTTCTTATTTCTATCGCTCCTGCGCCTATGAGTGTTTCTAAATCGTAATCCTGTTCTCCAGGTTCTAGGTCTATAAGGGCAGACTGTAGATCAACGTCACCTCCAACTCCGGCTTCCATACCGTATTGTTTACTAGCTCTTATAACATCTCTTAAACTAGGTCTAAAGATAGTTTGGTTAACGGCTTCTCCACTTGAACTTCCTCCTATTTGACTAGACATATTGTTAGAAACTAAAGATTCATTAACTTCTTTACTATATGCTGCTACTGCTTCTTCGAATGCAGTGTAAAATTGTCTTTCATTTAATTCTATATCAAGTACTGGCCACCCTAATTTTTCAGCACAGTACCTTGCGACCTTAGGAGCATCTTCTTGGAATGCTAGATCGTCATCAAAAAATCCAAAAGGAGTAGATTCACCAGCTATAAAGTTAGTTGAACCGTCCCAAATTTCTATATCTGTGGTAGGGTGTGACATAATTTAAATTATTATTCTTCTGTTAATGCTATAAAGTAACCTAATGTAGAACTAAATCCATCTTCTCCAGATCCTATAGAACGAGCTTTTACTGATCTTAAATCTCCATATTCGAAATTGCTAAAATCTTCGTTAACATATTCTGAGCTAAACATAAAGCTGCCGCTTGGTGATAGTAAGTAATGTTGTTCTGATGTTGAACCTGATATGAGTAGGTCGATGTTGTCATCTGATAGGTTAGTAATACGTGCATATTTAATACTACTAGATACAAAAGTACCTGCACCTGGAAGATTATCGACGTTTATTACTTCTGTATGTTGACCAGCAGGAATATTCATTACACGATTATCAGCATAGCTAATGCTAGGAATCCTAATTTCAACATTAGTTCCTCTCTCAACTCCTTCGAGTTTAACTCTTTCTCTGATAAAATATGTGAAGTTAGCGTATTTAGGCATTTTAATATAGTTTATTTATAAATAGCAATTAATCCCTGAAGGTTTTATATACCTCTAGTATAGGTGCAACAATCTGATGTCTGTGGTTATATTCTAAAGATGCAGTTTTGAATCCTTCTACATGTTCTTCCAATCTAGCAAGAAAAGAAAACCCAGTATCTCTTTTATTTTTCAAATCTATTTGAGCTAAATCACCGCAGATTACCATCTTTGATCCTTGCCCTAGTCTTCCTATAACTGTCTCCATTTGAGAGTGTGTTACATTCTGCGCTTCGTCTACAATTACAAAAGAGTTAAGAAAGGTTCTACCTCTCATAAAAGCAAATGGAACTATTTCAATATTACCATTTTCCATTTCCTTTCGTACTTTGGCTTCATTATATAACATGAATAGATTGTGATAGATTGGTGCTAACCAAGGGTCCATTTTCTCCCTTATATCGCCTGGTAAAAATCCTATATCTTCTTTAGCTACTGTTGGCCTAGTTATGATAACCTTTTCAACCTGTTTGGTAAATAACATATCCAATGCTACTTGTGTGGCTACTAGAGTTTTTCCGCTTCCGGCCATTCCTTTTAATACAGTTATAGGTGCTTCTAGTATCTTAGCTTTTGCTTGTTTTTGTTCTTCGTTAAGTTGTACGTTAAATTTAATTGGTCTCTTTGGTCTTCTTTTTTGGACGAATACATCGTCGGTATGGTGGTTTGAAGGCATATGTAATAACGTTATTGTTCTTATATATAAATATCAGAAAAATATACTTAGGAAACAAAAAAAAGAGGCCCGAAGGCCTCTCTTAATTTATTTAGAATCTAAGTTAGATTATACTGTAGCTAAATCGCTTACATAAATCTTACCGTAGAATTCTGGACGAATCATCTTCTTAGCATAACGAGTCATGATACCTTTACGTGGTGTGAAGGTAGTTGGATCGTATACTAATGGAGTCATCATTAATGGTACGTAAGGAGCATATACAGCACCAGTTTCTAAGAACTGAGATCCTCTATATCCAGTTAAGATTACGTTTTCAGTCATATAAGGATTCTTATATACTTTGTAACGTCCGTTTAACTGTCCTACTTTTTGTACACCAAATGCAAAGTCCATTTTGTCACCATCAGTATTAGCAGCGTATCCAGGAATTGATTCTAGGATAGTAGCTACAGTTGGAGAACATACTAGGAAGTTAGCACCACCTCTAAGAGTTTTTTGGTGAATCTTGTTAGATACTTTTTGGATTTTAGTTCCTAATGTTTGGAACCATTGTCCTTGAGTATTGTAGAAGTCTGTTGAAGCAGCAGTACCGGCTGACCAGTTACCTCCTGTTGTAGTTCCTTCCCATACTTTGTTATTTCTAGCTGACCAACGCTCAGTTGTAGCAGCATCTTGAATTAACATATCTAAGATCTCAAGATCAATCTCCATAGAGATATACTCACTCAATAAAGATGTTAACTCAGCCTCAGCATCAATACTGTGGTAAGCGTTAAGATCTTGAGCGAATTCTGGAGTCCACTGTGCTTTTAACTTTCTAGTCTTAGCAACAATCGCTTCAGAAGCAAGTTCTACGTTGATTTCTGGGATAGTAATTGAACTAGCAGGATTATCTTCAAAGTCTCCTCTGTTATTTTCTGTTGGTACAGTTACGTAAGCTAAATCAAGAGCTGTAGCAGCATCGATATCGTTAGCTTCAACTACGATGAAAGAAATTTCATTGTTACTTGAATCAACAGAAGTATACTCTGGGTATACTTTTAAGATGTCTCCAGAAGTAAGGCTAAAAGCTCTTACTGCTTGGTAATCAGCACGAGTTAAATCGTCTCCGTCTACAGTTACTTTTACTACTTTATCTCCGTTTCCAGCTGCTGCGATAGAAGCAGAAAAATCAGCGTCATATCCAAACAAATGCTCGTCTGCATCTAAATCTACAGAAGCAGTAGTAAATTTGTTAGCAGCAGAATGATCTGCAGCTAAATCACCACCAGCATAAGCTTTAGAAGAAGAGTTGATTGAATATCCAAATCTTCCTACACCGTATAGACCACCGTCTACATCAGTATCAACGCCCATTTTAGAGCTAGCTTCAGTTACGTTACCGTACATGTTAGTGTTTGCTCCAAATTTATCTTTTCCAGTTCCGTATTTGAAATCTAGATAAAAGATAAGACCTGAAGGTAAATTCATTGGCTGTACAGATACAAAATCCTTAGCAGCGATTTGAGCAAATACCTTACGTACTAATGGTAAAGCTACTCCAGCCCACTGCTCTCCAGCGCCACCGCCATGTGCAGCTCCATTTACATTTGTACTTGATTGCTCAGATACAATTTGCTTAGCTTGATTCTCAAGAATCATAGCCATGTTGTTTTTTTCGATCTCGTTAGAATATCCTTCTAATAGACCTGATTGAGTCCATTTGTCCGCTAAACGTGCAGCATCTGCTTGCAAGTTTTTGAAGTTACTTTGAGACCCTTCTAATAATTGATTAATTTCCATGATTAAAAATTGTCTTTTTTAAATAATTTATTTTATAATTCCAGCTAATTTTTGCATTCTTTTTACAGCATCACTAACTTCTGAAATTACTTCTGGTTTAGAAGCGGTTGTTCCAGTAGCTTTTGAAGCCATACCTAATTTAGCTTCTTTGATCGAACCTTTAGTAGTTTTACCAACTACGTTATCAGATACAGTCTCGAATACTAATTTTACTTCTTTAACTGTCTCAGCTTTATCGAATGCAGCGATAACATTTACTTTTTGAGATTCAGTTAAATTATTTGCTTTGAAGACTTTATTTACATAAAGTAACTTAGCGTTAAGTAGGTTTACTTCTTGAAGTTGTCCTTTAAGCTGTTCGATAGTTGCAGTAGCTTCTTCTATATCACTAGATTCTTCTAATTCAACTTCTTTCATAGCATCAGACATTTTACCTAACTCAATATCTTTAACAAAGTCACCTACTTTCTTGCCTGCTTTTTTAGCATGTTTGGCTAAGAACATTACTGCCTTTACTAATTCATTGTCTTTAGGGTCTCCAAATTCACCAACTCCATACCCAGGTCTTACCTCTTCGATCTCTTCTTCTGAGATTTCAGATTCATTTCTGTGTTGAGTTACGCTAGCAGCAGCTGATCCAGCTTTTTCTAAACCTTGAGCTAATTTTTTTCCTCTGTCTCCAAATTCTCCAGCTTTTAGTTTATCCATTAAGTGAGAAAGTCCAGCAGCACCTCCGAAAAGGGCAGCTACACCAGCACCTACTGTTACAGGATCAATTACTTCTTCAATACCTTCTTCAGACATCTCCCCAGTTACTTCTTCTTCTACAGATTCGTCGTTCTTTTCATCAGACATTTCTGTAATTTCACGAAGTAATTCATCTAAGTCAATCTCTTCTTCATCTTCCGCTCCTACCATATCGTCAGCTGGTAACTCTTCACCAGGAACTTCTTCCTCATGATCGTGTCCCATTTCCTGAGCAATAATATCGCGGATAAGGTCTTTAAGGTCGTCGACTTCCATGTCTTTTACCTCTACTTCTTCTTCTGCTTCCTCTTCAGATTCTTCTGAATCAACGTCAGCATCGTCTTCAGCATCTATTACATCTTCTTCTTCTGTAAAAGTTTCTTCGATTGCTTCATCTTTATTGTCTTTTTCCATTCCTTCTTCTACCTCTTCTTCGTTTACTACTTCTTCTTCTTTGATGTCTTTATCTTCCATCTCTTGAAGTTTAGCAGCTAACATATCTTTTAAATGAGGAGTTAAAGTCTCTTCTAAAGCTTCTTTAGCGTTAGCAATAGCGGCTTCTCTTACAGATTTAGCTTCAGCAATAGCTTGCTTGAATAAATCTTTGTTTGCCATTTTAAATAATTGTGATTTTCGTACGATTATTTGAATCGTAATGTGAAGTTTTTTATTTTTTTAATACAGTATAAGGAACTGTATATTTGTATATAAATATATACTAATTACAAAAACAAAAAAAACCCCTACATTTCTGCAAGGGTCGGTCTATAGCGGTTAGCTTTATAGGGGTTATGCTCTAAGTATATCGTTAATTATACTGTGCACTTTTCCGTACTTATCTACTTTCCCTTTATTTTCATTTAAGCTTATAGGATTCATAAAAGCACCGTGGGTTGACGGATTAGAAACAAAATCCCAACATACTAATTCAAAGTCTGATTGAACTTCTAAGTACCCTTCATTTGTTTGTTGTACCGAACCTGTACCTCTAGATGAAATCCCTATGGTATGTCCGGCTTTTATAATTTCTTTTACAATATTACCGGCAGGAGTATTAAGTAACTCTACTCTTCCTATTAAATCGTCTCCTTTCCAATATAGATCTTTTACTATATGAGATGCATTTTTTAATGATACTACAGCAGATTCTGGATGATCTAGTTCTCCAAATGCATTTCCATTTTTAACGAATTCTGTCATATACTTTTTAGCTTCTCTTACTAGAAGCTCTTTTTCATATATTCTTCCGTTTTGGTTTTTTGCACCAGCTCTCTGCATAACTCCCTCTACTTCAAATACTCCAGGTCTTTCCTTAGATTCTTTAAGGATAGATTTGAATGGTGTAACATTTACTAATACATTTGCCATAATTTACTTTCTTTTAGAGTATTTATACTTCTTACCTTCTGCAGCTATCTTATCTGTAGATTTAATTTTATCGGTACCGAATTTGCTTCCTGCTTCTTCTGCTCTAAAATAAGTAATAGTAGCTAAACCGTTCATTCCTCCTAATTTACTTCTATAGATGTCTCCAGGATTCACATTACGAGCGTTTTTAACAACCCATCCAGCATCTTTATCTGGTCCGTATTGTCCTTCAGGTGTTGAAAAATATTTTGCAACTTTTTCTAATGCATCAGCTTTAGATTTATTAACTGATACTTCAAGAAATTCATATCCATCAGGATACTGTTTATATGCAATCCCTGCTAAACTTGGGTCACTTTGTATTTTCTTTTGAGCATCTACAGGAACCATACCTTGTCCTTTAAATAAACCCGTTTTAAATCCTGCTGTGTTTAATCTTTTCAACAAATCAGGTCCAAACTTGATAAGCTCTTTATTTAATGCCTCATTAATAGGAGTAAAAACTGTTTCTTTTTCTTCTAGCTCTTCTTCTGCTATTTCATCAGTTTCTAGCATTTTTACTTTAGGCATTTCTAAACCTTTTGTAAATCCTTTTTCCGTTACCGGCATTAGATCTTTTCTGAAAGCAGATTCGATAGCTGGGCCTAACATAGCACCTATTGCCAATCCTTCAGTATTTTTGATATCTTTAAAGCTATCGTATACTTTTTGAATCTTGTCTTTAGTTTTAGCATAATAAGACTCTACATCAGTAACTATATTTTCTAAACCGTTGATAGCATTTTGGAATCCTTCAAAATCACTATACTGACTAGCTATTTTTGATAGGTTACCTGTAGCAGCTTCTGTTATTACTTCTTCTTGAAGTACTTTAGATATAATAGCTTTAAATGCTTCTTTTATTTCTTCATGCTCTTCTATAGCATCTTCTACGATATCTTCTCCTATATTAATTCTACTTTCTAAGTAGCTTACTAAGTCTTTTTTGGCATGAGGTACCATTGCAGCTTCTGTAGCAGGTCCAGCTTTCCACTCTTCCCATACAGATTCTAACTGCTTCATAGCTTTTTCAAGCATAGGCCCCATAGACTCTACATATCCGCCGGTTTCATAATCATTTTCTGTTACAACTTTACCGCCTTTCATTTTTCTACGTCTACCTTCGCTAATAGAGCTTTTGTTTCTATCTTGAATAACTCTTTTAATAGCATCAGGAGTCCCACCCATTCTAGGGTTTCCTGAACCGCCTAATATGTATTCTAATTCTTCATCAGATATACTAGGATCGTTAATTTGTTTTCTATATTTTGATGTTATTGCAGAATAAGATCTATCATCATTGTGGTCTTTTGCCATTTCAGGTGACATTTTATAGTCACCAACAGCAGGATTGGAAATAGGTCTTGATAAAATATCTTTATCATGTATATCTTCATCTACATCTTTACCCATTGCTTTTTTGATAGCCTTGTCTTTAGCAGCCATGTAATCATCTCCGTCTACATCTCCGTCTCCGTCATGATCTTTTCCTTTCTTTTCGTCTATATAATCTGTATTTACTGATAAGAATTCTTTGAAGTTATCTAGAACTGCTTGCATTCCTTCATCAGAACCATCTGCTTGTTCTTCCCATTCTGGATGAGTTCTGTAAAAATCGTTGATAGTTTCATCGTCAATTATACTTTCACCTGTTTTTGGGTTTTTGTAAAAATCTTTTATATAATCGGCAACTGCATCAGCTTGATCATATTCGTATAATGATTTTTTCTTTTCTTTTAAGCTTTTCAAAGCAGCTTCTATCTGTTCTTCAGTAAAGCCTTTAGCCATAGCAGCTTCTTTCAATTCAGCTTTTTTAAGTCCATTGAAAGTATCTACATGGTTACTCTTTTTAACCTCCACGTATTTGTCGTGCTTATCTACTTTTTTAGAATCTCCCGATAAGAGATGTAAGTAGTGGTTAGGATCTTTATCTAGATTCTTAATAGCTTTCTTTTCTGCTTTAATGAAATCTTTTTCTAAGATAGATTCTTGAGACATTAATCCCATTCCTTCTAATTCGTAATCAACTCCTCTTCTTAGTGCCTCATCAGAGTACTTTTTACCTGGAGTATCATATTCGGGTGTATCTTTTTTCTTAGCTTCGTATATTACTCCTTTACTTTTGAGAATAGATACTGTGTCTTTGTACCCATTAAATGGAGATATAAATTGAGATAGTTCTCGTTTTGCATCTTTTACAAATTGAGATTTAGAGAAGGTTCCCTCTAAAATAGCGTTATATTTTTCCTGTATTGTTCTCATCTAAATAATCAAACATTTTAGTGTTATATGGTCTTTTTTTTGTCTTTGCTACCTTATAGCCTAATTTCTCGGCATATTTTGTTGCATTATTCTTTTTACCCTTTTTTGAAAAAGCATGAGGAGTAGCATATTGCGCTCCTTTACCGGGTGTAAAAGAAGCACCACCGACATTGGTAGCGCTAATTTCATTTATCTCCTGCATTATTTCTTTTACTAATTCTCTTAATTGGCTTATTTTCATAATCCTTTTAATTCTTGAACTAGTTCATAATATTGCATTATATTAACAAGATGATCATCAGTTACTCTTTTTGTTTTAGCAACTGGTTTAATAGTTTTAATTATTTCTTGTAACTTTATAGTTACAATGTCATCTTCAACTGTCTCTTTTAATCTATTGATAATCTCTTTTAATTTATTCAATTCTTCATTTACTACATTACGTAAACGAGTAGATGAATCAACAGATGTAATAAATTCTTTTAAGATATTTTTCTGTTCTGGAAGAAGAGTGCCGTATTTAGAATTAAACTTTTCTAAAAGTATTTTGAAAGTAAGTAATTTAAGATCCTTATCGTATTTAGAATACTCCTCAATTAAGTTATCTCTTACTTGCTTTTTATTTTGCTCTTCTTTTGTAAGATGCTCTAATATAGTAGTTTTATTATCTACTAAAAAATTAGGGTCTACAATATCTGTAACTTTATGTGCCTCCATTAAACAGTATAGAGCTGCAAGTGGTTTGTAATCTTTTACTGAGATAGAGAAAAATTCATCTAAATTGTAACTATCTTTTATTTCTTTAATTAGGCTATACTTTTGCTTTTTTAAACTATCTTTATTAATTGAACGAGCAACTTCTATTATAGTTGAAACAATAGATTCTGCTTTAGATTGAGATATCGATTTATTTTTTAATATGAATTCGTATAGTTTAAACTCACGTACTAAAGCTGATTTACCAGTAAAGTTGTTTTTAAGAATAGTTACTGCGGCAGAGTCTTTTTTATTAAGAGTATCTGCTGCAATTTGCTTTACTAATAATTCGAATATTAGTCCAGTATTTTTGTACTTGCTATGTTTAATGCGCATTATTATTATGTTTTGTTGTACACGTAGTACACCTTACCTATATAAATAGTGATTAATTTTGTAAATCTTTAATTTGTGATTCATCCAACAAGTTATCTTTCTCTTTCTCCTTCTTTTCAAATATAATTTGTTTTCTATTATTGAAAATATCTTTATTTTGATAAAAAAGTGTCTTTGCTAAAGTATTATCTACTTTAGTAGAGTTATCTTCTTCGTTAACATTCTCGTTGTCTGATTCAAAACCACCTTTCATACCGTGTTGGCCTAGAGGATCCCTACCTCCAATACCATCATTAGTACCGTAACGCGATGCATGTAACTTAGGTCTTCCACCTTCTGGGCCTATTTCTCCTATGCCTGGAGTATCGTCTTCATATCCTGCGGGAACTCTTCCAAAAGGCATACCTTTTTGATCTCCCTGTCTACGACCATATAAGGATGCTAAATCATGCGGAGTACCGTAAGACTTACCAGACTTAGCAGGATCGTTACCTTCATTTTCTATCTGTGTTATTCTAAATAATCTCTTTTTATCTTCAGCAACTAGATCTCTCATTTCCATATACTGATCCTCTGATAGGTTGAAGATATTATCGTATATGTAATCTGTAGGGAATAATTTAGTATCTAACATTTGAGATGCTAAATCAACTTTTTCTTTTAATAATGCTACTTTCTCTTGTTCGAATATTATAGAAGGGTTAGTAAGACTAATCTCAAAGTTTGTTAACGACTCTCCTTTAAAGCCTTGGGTATATAGGTGTACTAAAGCTATCTTAGTCAGCTCAGATTCTAATATTCTCTGTAATCTTTCTACCGTTCTTGCAAATCTAATATCTTCTGCTGCTAATGTTGCTTTACCGTTAAGATCTCCTTCGTATCCGAAATATGCTTTAGGTACCTTTAAGGCTGCAAACATCTTATCTCTTAAGTATTCGATGTCATTTGTACCGTCGTAATCAAGTCCTTTAGTAGTATCTATTTTTGTTTGGGTATCACCACCTCTCATTGGAATATAGTAATCTTCCATCATATTCATCATATTGAATCGAAGATTATAATCACCTGTATTTGGGTCAACATATGGAGTTTTTTTCATAGTGTTGATAGTTTTTTGCATAAACTGCTCAACCTCATTAGGTGGTATCTGGCCTACATTAATATAGAAAGTTCTCTTTTCAGGAGCTCTCATTATACGGTGTATTAACATCGCATCTTCCATTAAAGTCAGCTGTTTGTATATTTTTCTAGCTGGTTCTATGAAAGAACGCCCGTATGGAAGGTAGTTAGTATCTGATATTAATCTGAAGTGTGCTATCTCATAGTTGTCAAACTCTACTACCTTTTTGTTACTTTTAGGCATATAGTTAGGATCTTGAGATGATGCTAATCCATCAGGATCTAATTGAAAAGTTACTCTAGCAGGATTTTCTGGGTCTAGTCCTTCCTGTCTTGTCATATGGTAAACAGTATAAGGAAGCACATTATATACTCCAAACTCTTCTGCTATTTCTAATTTGAGGAAAAAGTCACCATATTTACACATATTACGTGTCCAAGACCATAAATTAAATTCTATATTAAGAACGTCGTAAAATAAATTATAAAGAACTTTCTGTATATTTTCATCTGATGATTTAATAGAAAGTACTTCTCCCATATCGTTTTTAAGGGTAGCTTCATCAGCTAATATATCTAATGTAGAAGCTATTAATGGATCGGTATCCATTGCTTCATAATCAGAGTATAATTGAATACGTAGGGTTTGGTAATTTAGGTTAGGGTTAAATATATTCTTATTATTGTAAATATATAACCTACTAAACCTATCTATTAGGGAATTGGTTTGATACCTACCTGTTGTTTGTATCTGATTTACGTCGGCTACTTTTAATTGATCTCCTCCAATGTTTCTAATTACTACATCAGAAGAAAATAGTCTGCCTAATCTTTTAAATAGTGAAGTATCTGCCATCTATACAGTTTATTTATAAATATGGTTTATCCAATTAACCACGAAATATCTTCGTTACCGTGGTCTGTTCTTACAATATACGGATTATTTGCTTGGGAAGCAACTGTTGATATAACTGCTTGGTTTTTTGCATTAAGGTTGGTAAATGATGATAAACGTGCTCTAGCAAGGTCCATCCCTTGTTGACGTAGCCTTAATGCAGTATCCCTAACATATAAAGCAGTTGCACAGGACATTAATAAATCATCATTATAATTTGTCTGAGCTTGTGCTTTACCGTTCTTCCATACAAATACTCTCATCTCACCCATCAATCGTTTTGATTGAATAGTAACACCTTTTTCACGGATATATTCCATCATCTTAGCAATCACTAAAGGCCTAGTTCTAACTGACATTGTAAAGCCGGGTACGAGTTGATCTCTTTCGTACTTAGTCATATATGATTCAACAGTGTCCATTTGACTTTTGGGACTGTAGTACAAATTACGATATTCTCTTTCTAAAATCTGTTCTATAGTAGCCCATCCTATATTTGCATTTTCTACCACTAGTAGTGCATCATTATACTCTGCTGCTATGGCTACCAGTACATTTCCAAAATCTTTAGGAGATAATTTACCTTTATATTCTCCTACTTGTACGCAGGTTTCTATGTCAAATACATGAAATGCAGAGTAATCGGCAGAGTCTCCTCTAGATACATCCGCTACAACCATATACGATTTTGAGTAGTCAGGTTGTTCCCATATCCATAAATTATTATCTATTCCTCTTTTTTCTACAGGATCTTTTTGATATGTTTGTTCGTAGAAACTAAGGTCATCTGGTTCGAATACTGTATCACCTGAAGCTAAGAAGTCACAGTCACATTCCTGTCCTGCCATCCTTGGTCCTAGGTCTCTATCTTGTTGCTCCCTCCATTCCTGATTTCTTTCTGGATGTACTGTCCAGGGTAATCTAATCGGTAAAAATGAATTATCACCGGCTTCTGCTTTGTCCCATGTTTGATGAAACCAGTTACCAATTCCGTTAGGAGTTGATAAAGCCATACATTGTCCACCAGTTGCAAGTGTTTGCTGTGCAGCAGTAAACGTTTC